TTATTTATCGCCAGCCTTCTTGAACCGGCCATACAGATTGAGCGCCAGATTCACCAGCAGTACGACTGTTGCCAGAATGCCGGTTACATCTGAAAGCTGAATAGTGAACGCACCTGCAAGCAGCTGCTCAATGTTGGAACCCAGCAGGCTTTCAGATACAGACAGAGACTTTGCAGCAGACACAGAGACAGCAGTGGAACCCGCAACAACAGTTGTTACGACGTGGGTAGGCTCACTCATAACTTCTTCCTTTCAGCGACTTGCCGGGCAACACCTTCCAGTGCGCCACCACCAAAATAAAAAGCCAGAATAAGAGCTACTGGCGTCCCGAGTGTTTCATTGTTCCAGCTGGCCAGCTCTTTCGATGCGCTGCTAACTGTCACGCTCTGACACACGACATCAACAGCACATGGCTCCATAAAGGCGGCAATCACAAACATGGTGGCTGACGTGAGCCACACCAGCACATACGGAATACCAAAGATCAAAGCCATAAAGCGCTGAGCCAGTTTGAAAGGCTCATACGCATTCAGCAGCTTCAGAAAGTGCTCGGCCTGTTCTTCCTTGGTAAATACAGCTTTATCAACACCGTTATAAATGCCATCTGCGGCACGCTTGATAACGCTGTCAGAACCAAACAATTTCCCAAAGAAGCTCATGGATACTCCGGCCGCTTAACAGTAATTCTTATTTGAAACTTATCGGGGAGAATCTCCCGCAATTCGTTGAGAGCTTTTACAGAATCATTCACAAAGAAACGACGGTCAGACAGCGTCTTGCCAACAGCAATACAGCCCTGAACGTGTTTTGATTCATTACCCTGATGGATCAGGATATAAGTCCTGTCCGGAACATCCTTCAGCTTCCACACATCTTTGAATCTGTTTCCGCTGAACGCTTCACAGTCATAAACGCCTTCCGGGATACAGGACTCAAACGGTTGATTTCCTTTCCATGGCCGCTCAATTGTTGCGTACGTCCAGTGCCCTGGCACATGCAACTGGCCAATGGTGCAATTGGGAAGATAGGCACGTTCGAGAGTTAGCAGCATACGACTGACCCGATATTGATTCTGTGTGATTACATGACTCTTACGCTGTTAAAAAAGGCTCACCACACATCGGGGGAAGTGAGGAGTGGTGAGCCAATGTCTGGTGCAGAAACGAAAACGCCCCGGCGGGTTAAACCTGCCAGGGCGCAAAAATCGGAAGTATGGTGTCAGTTTGATAGATGGATAGATGAAAGTCAATGATGGTCCAGTGAAACAAGCCCTGCGTTCTGAAGAACATCAAAGGCCTGATCCGTTGCCTGTTTTATCAGTGCGTTCACCGCTTTCTTGACTTCGTACTGCTGGCTGTTGATTGTCGCTTGTTTTTCGTCATCCGCTGCCATGAAAGGTTCCTTCACAATGTCTGGTCGTATCGCTCGCAATGCCATGTATTGAAATCGCTTGCTGTTTCTCAACACACTCTTGCGAATAACTCCCTGCCTTGTCAGCGCCTGGTTAACACAAGGCCACCCGTCCACCAGTGCCTGTTGAATATTATCTGTCATCACCAGCCACAGGCGATGATTACCTGCCACAACTTCCTCACCGTCATGGGTGTAACGCATTTTCAGCAGAGCATAACTTTCCGGAGAAAGCTGTTCACGTAACAGGCCTGCCGCCATACCGGCCTGAGTAGCCCAGTCCACACGACTCAGTCGCCCTTTATCAAAACAAGGTTCTTCCGGAGTAGGTAAATCAAGCTCTGGCCACTTGTCGGAAAGCTTCGCTGCCATGATCTGCCAGCCTGCCGACTTGTAGCTGTCAAACAGACTGGCGTTAAAAGCATTGATCAACGCTCCGCCTACGGATGGGTACATGCTCATTGCTTGTCCCTCCCTGGTACCAGTGGCAACACCTCAACCAAAACCTTTCCGTCCCGGATTTTCTCCCCGCGCTCCACCTGGAAGAAATCAATCTGGCTGTCGTCTTCCCAGATCCCGGCATGGGTCAGGGCGTCAAACAGGGCTTTCATGCGGTTATCCAGATCCGCCCTGCGGTTGGTGGGGAAGTGCAGGCGAACGCGAACACGAAGGGAACCGGTCATGGGTTCTTTTCCCAGCCCCAGTGAACGACAGTGTTTTTTCACATCCTCACGGTAACGCTTGCCCTGCTCAGTCATGTACACACAGGGAACAGCTTTTCGGCTGGAGACAATCCGTGCCGTATGTTTCCAGACGTGATTCACAGTTGGGGGGAATGGTAAAACCAATCTCATGCCACACCTCCCTGAATCATCTTCAGAGAGTCACGTGGAAGGTCGAGCACTCGGCGTAGTATTTCGCCCCCTATAAGGGGGGGCGAAACTACTACGGTCTCGTAGTGCTTTTGACTACGACTTACTACGGTATGACTACGCAAACGACGACTTTTTACTACGCTTGCTGTTTGTTTTTTGAACGAATTACTAAAAAACGACGACGTTTTACTACGTTCTACTACGCTTTGCCGCTTATTCATCATCGTCCCCCTCGACCAAATAAACATACGGGCCTTCAATCTGAATCGCCTTGGCATCCTGCAGGGCCTTCTTATACTTTGAGAAATTACTGCGATCCTTCAGCACCTTGCCTTGCCCTATGCAGGCATCCCGCCACACAGTGGTCTCAACACGCGCCTCTGATCCATCACGCCCCGCAGCGGCCAGCCTCTTGCGGTATTCGTCGTAAAGAACGTGAATCTCCCTCAGGCAAGCCCGCTGTGTCTTACCCAGTCGCACAAGGTTCTGCACTGCCGGAGCTTCCCCCATTTCCAGTGTGCAGCTGGTCTGAATCTCCCCTTCATCATCCCGCCAGGGCAGGTCGATAACCTTCAGATTGAACTCCCGCGCATCAGGCTCTTCTGCGTCCTTCATCTTCTTGGGGGTTATCTTGAGGGAGTCGTCTGTCTTGCGTACTGCGTATTCCGCATCGAGGGCAGCTTTCAGTGCTGAGTTGCCACGGGCCCGGTCCTGATTGCCGACACCGGTGTGGTGAACGATCAGCACACAGCAGCCCCACAGGGTGCGAAAGTGATTATCCAGGTGCTTCACGAACTGACTCATATCCTGAGTGCTGTTCTCATCACCGGGACCAAAGTTACGGGCGAGGGTGTCAACAATCACCATGGCCGGAGGCTCACCCGCACCAGAGACAATTTCCTCAACGCCCTGACACACCTGAACCGCGCTGGTCTCTTCATATAAGCTGGCCGCAAACCGGCTCACGTAGATGGGCGCTCCCTGCAGGCTTTTATTCCGGCTGATCTCCCACGCCTTGAAACGACGGGACAAACCGTTGTGACCCTCACCGGCGATATAGATGACAGGTCCCTTCCGCTTGATTTGTGAGCCGTGCCAGTCTGTCCCTGTTGCCACAGAGCAGGCCATATCAATCGCCACAAAAGACTTGCCGCAACCGGGCTCACCAAACACCAGTGCCAGACTGTCGGTTTCCAGAAACCCTTTAATCAGCCAGCTGATCGGCTTGGGCTGACTGATCATCTCCCCTACAGGCACAAAGCCGAATGAAGAAGTGACTTTGCCAGCCGGGCACTTGAGCTGTTCACGAAGAAGGTTCGGGGCAACAGCCTTCAGGTCGTTAAAGTCTGTGCCGGTTGTGCCTGGGGGGAACTGGGGGAATACCACGGTTGCGCCGGTCAGATCCGCCGCCCTCATGGCGAAGGTCAGCCCGGGGTTGCCTTCTGTCTTGCTGTCGTTGTCCGCAGCAATAATCCGCTGTTGTGCAACGCCTTCCATTCTGCGGGCGACGGCTTCCAGGTTGCCTTTATCAAAGGCGACAATGACACCGCATCCGGTTTCTTCATGAATAGTGGCGGCCGTGGAATAGCCTTCCGCTTCGTAGAGAGGTTCGGTGATTTCACCAATCAGGTGCAGGCCGCCGGCTTTTTTGCCGCCTGTCTTGTAGCGTTTCTGGAAAGTGCCGTCCGGTTCCTGCCAGATATACTGCAGGCTGCAGATATTGTCCTGCTCATCGTGGACCGGTATCAGAAGGGTTTGTTCACGCTGGCGAATGCCGTAAGGCTTCACGCCCTTGGCAACAAGGTAAGGATGCCCGGGGTCGGCTGCTCTGGCCTGCTCCCATTGCTCATTGCATACCTTGGCCGCTTCCGCCCAGACCCATTGCTGCTCCCGCTCCCGTTCGGCCCTGAGCATGGCCATCACCCGCTCTTGTTCCGCACGTTCTTCGGGAGTCAGTTCACGGCTGTTATGGAGAGACCATGCGTGCTTGTCGTCTGTCTTCCAGCTGCCAAAGGAACCTGCCGGGTAACGGCCACCAAACAGCACATACCAGCCGTTCTTTTTTCCGGCCTTGTCGCCTTCCACATGGAAACGCTGAATCCTGCCATCGGCAACAGGTGTATCCGGACATGCAAGACCGGCGTCTTCCATAGCACGGGCGAACTGTTGAAGAAAGTCAGGGAAGGCTGCGAATAGCTCGGCCATGCTTCCCCCTAGTAATTTTCTGTGTCATTATTTTCTCTCTTCCGTGAAAACCCCGTATCTGGTTGGCGCCGTACGGGGTTTTTCTTCTTATAGGTTTTCTATTTTCTGGCCTGGCACATCAGGCTTTTTGCTGTTGGATCGAGTTAAATCCTATTTTTTGGAGATACCTGGACAGAGATCACTCTGTTTTATTTTTCCGTTCGTTGCTTTTTCAATGCGAAGTGCGTAATTGGTTTCCCCTGTCCACTCGGTTCTTGGAAGACGACCTTTGGCTTTCCATTTCCTAACCGCTTGATATGTGACTCCGCAAACACTGGCAACTCCTTGTAGACCGAGCTCCTCAATCGCCTCGACGATTTTTTTGTTTTCGTTCTTCATTTTTTTATAGCCGAAAAAGATACCATTGGTTATATGAAAAATAACAATGCCGAGTACTGAAAGTCAACCGAAGTGTCTGGGAAAATAGGGAATTAGACTGGAGAGGGAATTTTTTAAATGTCTCATGACGAAGAAAAGAGAGATTTCGCCAAACGGCTTAACAAAGCGCTAGATGACATCAACTTCCCAAAGAAAGGGAAGGGCAGACAGATAGTGTTGGCAGAGTTGTTTGGAGTTACTCAACATGCTGCCAGAAAGTGGCTGGTTGGCGACTCCATGCCCAGCACTAAACGCCTGCCTGACCTTGCAAAAAAACTTAATGTTAGTACGGAATGGCTTCTTAGCGGCAAGGACAGAACCCCATCAGAGCAAAGTAAAACTACTGTCTTGTACACGCGCGACGGCTCAGCTCACCAGATCCCCGTCATGTCCTGGGTACAGGCTGGTGCCTTTTGTGACAGTGGCGGCCCCTTTCCACCCATTGACGAAGTGACTGAGTTCGTCTCCTACTTCGGTAAGATTGGTTACAGTGCCTATGCATTGATAGTCCAGGGGGACTCCATGACTAACCCACATGCCGGACAGATGACGTTTTTACCGGGGAGTCGGGTGATCGTTGATCCGGGCAGGGAGGCGGAAGTAGGAAACTATGTGGTTGTGCGCCTTCCCGGCAGTGATGAGGTGACCTTCAAACAACTTGTACAGGACGGCGGGCAGCTCTTCCTGAAGCCTCTGAACCCCCAATACCTTACCCAGCCATTTCCGAAAGACGGCCATGTCTGTGGCGTGGTGGTGGGGGTCTCCATGAACATTCTGTAGTGCCGGTTCAACGGCACCTGCCGCTAGGAGAGCAGCTTTAACAGCTTATCCAGCTTGCCATCCATCCCGACCAGTTGATTATCAAAGTGATTCAGTCGTTCTTCAAAGTGCCCCTGTCGCTCTTCAAAGCGGTCTTGTCGCTCTTCAAAACGATCCTGTCGTTCATTAAGATGAGTCAGGCCGCTTATCACCTGCTGCAACTGCTTGTGCTGCTCCATCTGCACATTGCCCATATGAATAAAGTGATTATCAATACGGCTCATGGTCTGGCTCATTAAGTGAGCCAACTGGCGGCTCAGGCGCATATCCATTTCATTCAGCATTGTTCTGACCCCTTGCCGATAGCCATCTACCAACGAACCCACCTCATTACCCGCTTCAATAGCCTGCTCATGACTAACTCCAGCTTCACACAGTGTTGCTGTCAGTGTTGGTAGCTTGATCCGCATTCAGTTTACTCCTGCTTATTGGTAAAGGTGCCGCCAAATGACGGCTAGCAGGAGAAGATAGTCACTAAAAAATAGCAATTCAAAAAAAACATTAAAAATAGTATTGACTGAAATAGTAACCGTTGGTTATGTTTAACATCACAATAAGCCCTCAGTAATATCAAACACCAAAGAAGGGATTAAAGGAAAATGAAAAGCAAGCCATCATCAAATCAAATACAGTGTGAATTTGAAAGCTCAGAAAGAGATATACAAGAAACCAGACGACACAATGCACGTTTACTAGCTGCGACATTTAAAAATCTGAGTGCTTTTGCTAACGCAATAGGCCGTACGCACAGTCATGTCAGTCGATTCATGGGGAAAACCCCTACCCGGGGAATAGGCCCCAAGATTGCTCGTGAAATAGAAGCCGCCTGCGAGAAGCCCCATGGCTGGCTAGACGCATATCGTCACTCTCTTGATGAAGACACCAATCACCAGCTTGCAGACCGTATAGCAGAAGCAATCTGCAGCTCAGATAGGTCACAACGACAAATAGCTATCGAAATTGGTGTGCCACCTCAAACCATAACAAAGTGGATAAGAAGTGGTTCGATTAGCAAGCATAACGTAAGCAAACTTGCAGAAGCTACCAGCGTCAACACCTATTGGCTTCTTACTGGTGACACCGAGCACTCTGACAATGCTATAAGCGCCCCAACGCCCCCACAAGAAACATGGAATGAAACCACCTGTCAGATCAAGAGGCTTGTTTGGGAGGCTCTGAGCTGCACCGCAAATATCAAGCACATGCAAGATAGTATCCGCCAGCAGGAAAGCAAGTTAAACAGCCTGAAAAGTGAAATATTGGCTGTTCACACTCGCTTCAACGATGAGTTGTTTAATTCTTTCTGCACTGAGGGTAGTTCTGACAGCCTTCAGGACTTTGTCAATCAGGAACTTCCCTACACCTTCCTGATTGAAGATGTGCTGATCACAATCCCTGAAGATGCTGAAACCGCAGACCATGTCGGCATTGAAGTGATTCCCCGGCTCACGGCCATTGTGCCTGCACCTTCAGCAGAAGAAAGCGAGGAAGAAGAACCTGCGGTTGAAGAGAGTGATGCGAATGTCATTGGTTCACGGATTGCCACGCTTCGCAAAGACAAAGGATGGAGCCAGGATCAGCTGGCTGACGCGATCTGGAAACAGACTGAAACCCGTATCACCCAGCAAAGCATTCACCGAATAGAAACCGGTGAAACCAAAAACCCCCGACGTTTAAAAGCCTTTGCCGAAACACTGGGGGTGACTGAAAAGTTTATTCGCTTTGGTGATGACTGATCACCTTGCCCCCTTTAAAGCAGTGCCCATAACTGTGAAGCCACAGATGCAGTTATAACAAAAGCCGTTAACACAACGATCAACAAAACAACGATCTAACGGAAGAGACAATGAAAACACAAAAATCAGACATTCGTCTGGCGGGTTCGCTTGTGCCTAAAAAACCAATGAACAAGGAAACCATGCTGCTCCAGATTCGCGAAAAGGTTACCGCCATGGCGAGCCTGCGAGACATGCGCATTGCACAACGTCGTTCCTTTGAAAAAGCACAACAGCGGCTGGGGGAAGAAATCGACACCCTGAGTCAGGAAATCAACAAGCTCTACGCGGTGTTCAACGACACGGTATTCAACGAGTGTCGTGTAGAGGAAGGCGGCATTTTTGATCACGAAAAGCAGCAGGAACTGTATCTGGCCAACTGCCTGCCTGAAACGTTCATGGTTGACGACCTCATCGTTGAGTTTGAAGACGAAGATGGCGACGTCAACGTAACCCGCATCCCCAGCCTGTCCAGCGTGACCGCAACCCTTTCTGCTTCCAGCAGTAACAACAAGACCATGACCGAAGGAGAACAGTCATGAGCAATGAAGCTCTGGCGGCTATCGATGTCGCCGAAACCACCATGCTCGGCGACCTGATCAAGGTGGTTGTCGATGAAATGAAGGCGATGCCCGATGTGTGGCAGAAGCTGCCGGAAGTGCAACAGCAGGAAGTGATTGACCGGGTGCAGAAGCAGTGTCAGTCCGCCGTCGTTCAGGCTGTGCACATTATCGCCTCTCAGGATCGGGCCACCCTGAATGCCACAGTGGATACGGTCACTTTCAAGGATGGTGTGAAAGCGGTGCTGAAGATGCCGGGCAACACACCGGGCCGTCACGATCTGGCGGACGCGGAAGGGGAAATCGTGATGATCGTTATCCCTGAGACCGAGGCTTACCTGGGCGGCGAAACACCGGAAGCGGACCCTGATCAGGGCTTTATGGATTTTGAATCCGGCACCTCCGACCCGCTTTATCAGGATGCCGTGTCGTTTGTTATGGAGTCTGGCAAGGCGTCCATTTCCGCCATCCAGCGCCATCTGAAAACCGGTTACAACCGCTCGGCCCACATGGTCGATGCCATGGAAGCCACCGGTGTTGTTTCAGCTGCCAGCAAGGATGGCACCCGCACGGTGCTCGCCAGAAGCGAAGGCCAGATATACCGGCACACCTGCGACGCCTGCGGCTGGAAAGAAAGCTCCACAATCGAGGAAGAACTGAAGGCCATGGTCGCCAGTCATGACGCTATCGACTGCCCCGGCACCATGAACCCGGACGAAGAAGACGCCAGCCAGTTTCAGGACTGAGCTGCCCTAAACCCCAATAAAAACAGCAAACGGTAAGAAGACCATGGAACTGAAAGTAGCGATCGACAACAAGGCACCTCAAAAACATGATCTGGCTCAGCCTGGCCGACTGGATCACCTGGCCTACCAGCTGGAGCAGGCCAAGAAGGTTGAGACGGAAGCCCGCGGTGCACGTATCGCCATTGAGGAGGAGATCCTCAAGAACGTGGGCGTGAAAGAGGAAGGCAGCGCCACGGTAAAGAGTGACTACTACAAGGTCACCACCACTGGCGGTGTTACCCGCTCTCTGGATGCCAAAAAGTGGGCAGACGTTCAGGGTCGTTTGCCTGAGCAGATAGCCGCCAAGGTGGTGCGCCTGAAGCCGGAACTGGACACCCGCCAGTTCAAGGCCCTTGCCGATCTACAGCCTGAGCTTTACGGCATCATGGCGGAAGCTGTGACCACCAAGCCCCGCAAGGCTTCTGTGAAAATTGAACGACTGGAGGCAGACAAGTAATGGCGCTGTCTCTTAACTCCATCAGCCGTGCGGCGGGGCTGTCTGCCCCCCGCCTGCTGATCTACTCCGATGCCGGTGTGGGTAAAACCACCTTCGCCGCTGGTGCGGATGCTCCGATCTTTCTCTGCACAGAGGATGGCCTTGGCACCCTGCAGGTGGATGCCTTCCCGAAGCTGAACAGCTTTGGGGACGTGATTGAAGCTTTGTCCGCACTCTATAACGAGCAGCACGAGTTCAAAACCGTGGTGCTGGACAGCGTAGACCACCTTGAGCCTCTGATCTGGCAGCAGGTGTGCGCCGAGCACAACAAGAACTCCATTGAAGACTTCGGCTACGGCAAAGGCTACGTGGAAGCGTTGTCCCAGTGGCGCTTGCTGATTCAGTGGCTGAACGCCCTTCGCAATGACCGGGGCATGGGTATTGTGCTGATTGGTCATGCGGAGATCCGGCGCTTTGAGTCTCCGGAAGTGGACAGCTTTGACCGTTATCAGATCAAGCTGCACAAGAAGGCCAGCGACCTGATTCAGGAAAGCATGGATTGCGTGCTGTTCGCCAATTACAAGACCGTTGTCCACAAGGAAGACAAGGGCTTCGGCCAGAAGAAAAGCCGCGGCGTGTCTACGGGGGATCGTGTGCTGTACACCGAAGCCCGCCCGGCTTTCGTCGCGAAAAACCGTTACTCCCTGCCCGGTGAGCTGCCCCTGTCGTGGGAGGCATTCAGCCAGGCACTGAGACAATCCACCCAACCACATACGCAAACACAACAACCCCAGCAAGAGAAGGGAGCATAACCATGGCCGGTTTAGGATTTCAGGCAAACCAGTACAACCCGTCACAGGGTTTCGAGCCACTGCCCAATGGCGAGTATATCGCCATGATCACCGAAGCGGAGATCAAGAACACCAAGGCCGGTAACGGTCAGTATGTGAAGTTCACCTGGGCGATTGTGGACGGCCAGTACGCCAACCGCAAACTGTGGAGCAACCACAATATCGTCAACCCCAACCCGACGGCTGAGAAGATTGGCCGGGAAGAGATCAGCGCCATTGCCCACGCGATCGGCCGCCCTGATGCCAGCGACACCGACCTGTTCATGAACGTACCCTGCAAGATCAAGGTAAAGATCAAGCAGGAGACGGGCCGCGACCCTCAGAACGAGATCAAGAACTGGGAGGCTGTTGGTCAGGGTTCCTTTCCCGGACAGCAAGCCCCTTTCGCACAATCCCATGCCCCAGCCCCCGCACCAGCGCAAGCAGCCCCCCAGCCTGCAGCAGCTCCAGCAGCAGCGGCTCCGGGAATGGCGCCAGCGCCGCAGGCAGGAGCAGCGGTCGGGTATCAGGGTGCGCCAGTAGCTCAGCAGGCATCCGCAGCCAAGCCACCCGCTCCCGGTCAGGCTCCGGCCGCAGCGCCCCCCTGGAACCAGTAACCCTGTGTAAGACAGTGGCCGCCTGACCGGTGGCCACAGTTCCCATCCGCTTTTTTTACTGAGACATGGCATGAAGATCCCGGAAAGCAAAACAACAATCAGCGCCATCTACCAGCATTATGAAGATCATGCCGAGGATGGTTTTCGCCCGCATCTCGGTGCTTCCATCATCGGCAAGGATTGCGCCCGCGCCCTGTGGTATGACTTCCACTGGTGCACACCGGCCAGCTTCAACGGTCGTATGCTGCGCCTGTTTGAAACCGGCCAGATGGCAGAAGACCGGTTTGTGGCAAACCTGCGCAATGCCGGAGTGACTATTTTCGAGACAGATCCGCAAACTCGCCAGCAGTTCCGGGTTCAGGCTTGTGCCGGTCACTTTGGCGGCTCGCTGGATGGTATTGGTCAGGGCTTTGTTGAAGCCCCGAAAGCCTGGCACGTGGTGGAGATGAAAACCCACTCTGAAAAGTCGTTCAAAGACCTGCAGAAAAAAGGCGTTCAGGAAGCCAAGCCCCAGCACTTCGCCCAGATGCAGATCTATATGCACCTGACCTCCACCAGCGATGGCCCCATGAAGCGGGCTTACTACATCGCTGTGAATAAAAACACCGATGAGCTCTACGGCGAGCGGGTGAAGTATGACAAGGACGCCGCCACCAGACTGATTCATAAAGCGGCGCAGATTATCGCCAGCGATACCCCGCTGCCCAAGCTGAATGAAGACCCCACCTGGTACCAGTGCAAGTTCTGCGACCACCGGAATACCTGCCACGGCCAGCAGGCCCCGGCTGTCAACTGCCGGACCTGTCTGCACAGTACGCCGGTTGACAACGGTCAGTGGCACTGCGCCCGGTATGACTGCCCGGTTCCGGAGGCCAACCAGCGCAAGGGCTGTGCCTCACACCTTTATATCCCGCACCTGCTGTACAGCTTTGCCGATGTGATGGACTCCGGTGAGTACTGGGTGCGCTACAAGCTGAAAAGTACAGGTCAGGAGTTTGTGACCGGTGAATCCCCTGACCAGCTGAGTTCACAGGAAATTCACGCCACCGAGAGCAAAGACATTCTTGCCGATCCGGCGGTGCAGGCCATTCGTTCCGAATTTCAGGGAAGGCTTGTCGGCTAACCCTGATCCCAAATACAACAGAAGGAAAAAGAAAAATGAGACTGAGCAAGCAAGCCAAACAGATCATGCTGGTGAACGCGCTGGAAACCATCTTCGGCAAAGAGATGGACAAGCTGAATGAGCAGCTGGTGAAGATGACCCAGAAGCTTATCCCTCTTTATGAAAAGGATATCGGCCCCTGGCAGGCCATTAACCCAGCCTTTCTTGTCACCACTTCCCGTGTGCGTCTGGCGTTCCCTGACAAAGTCGGAGACCACCAGTGGCGCAACATGGTGTTTCTGAATAAGGAAAGCCGGGAAAGAAAGCTCCGGGAAAACAATCTCGATATCCGGACTGCGTTGTTGAGCCTTCACACAACGGTTGTTGCCAAGCCTTACGAGAATTACCCCTGCCTGAAGCTGGGAATACTTCTGGCAAAGAGCCCGGCGAAACTGCGCAAGCTGGAAGAGCACAGCAACAAGACCAGAGAACTGGTGAAACGGCTGGAGAATACCCGTAGCGAACTCCAGCGTCTGATGATGTCCTGCAACACGGTAAAGGCTCTCAAGGAGGCCTGGCCGGAAGGTATTGAGAAGGGAATCCTTGAGCTTCCGGAAGAGAGCAAAACGCCCAACCTGCCGGTGGCTGTTCATAACTTGAATGAGATGGTGTTTGGTCATGACGGTCAGCGGAGAGCGTGAGCTTCTTCGCTGGATCGATGAGCAAGACGAAGCCGAGAAACTGGAAGCCTTAAATCGCATCTTCAGCTCAAGGAAAAAGAACAATGAACAGGAAATACGAAGCCATGGCCAAAGTGATTCAGGGGTACCGTTTCCGCCCCGCAAGCGAACAACCAGAAAGCCCGGGCGAGTACATCGGCTACTCAACCGAGAACGGTATCTGCCTGACGCTTTTCGACGGCGACAACAACCGGTTTTTTCCGGAGGTCGATTACTGGTTGCCGATGACGAATGAGGCCGGGGAGGATCAGGCAAATGGCCTTTAATCTGCGCTGGTACCAGACCGACGCCATTGCCGCCATTTATGAATACTTTGGCAGAGCTCAGGGTAACCCGCTGGTGTGCGTAAGCACCGGCGGGGGCAAGTCGGTGATTATCGCGGCGTTTATTCAGCAGGTTATGGAAGCCTGGCCGAATCAGCGGATTCTTGTTCTCGCCCATGTGAAAGAGATTCTGGAGCAGAACTTCGACAAGATTACCGCGCTCTGGCCTCTGGCTCCGGCGGGGGTTTACTCCGCAGGCCTGAACCGCAGGGATACCGACTCCGCCATTCTGTTTGCGGGTATCCAGTCGGTTCACAAAAAGGCCTTTGACCTGGGGGCGTTTGATCTGGTGATTGTGGATGAGTGTCACCTGATCAACGCCGACAAAGACGACACCATGTATACGGGCTTCTTCCGGGATATGAAGATGATGAACCCGAAGGTGAAGGTCATCGGCTTCAGTGCTACCCCTTACCGGATGAAATCAGGCTTGCTGACAGAAGGCGACAGTGCCCTGTTTGATGAGGTGGTGTATGAGACAGATATTCAGCGGCTGATTGATGAGGGCTTTTTGTCTTCACTGGTGACCAAGGGCGGCTCTGAAAAGATCGACCTGACCGGCGTTCGCACCCGTACCGGTGAGTTTGTGACCAAGGATCTTGAAAACGCTGTTCACAAGAACGATGTGACCGATAAGGCCGTGGGGGAGATCCTCCAGTACGGCAGGGACCGTAAAGCCTGGCTGATCTTCTGCGTGTCTGTTGCCCATGCCGAGGAAGTGAAAGAGCTGCTGAGTTATGAGGGGATCAGCTGCGAGTGTGTGCACGGTGGCACCCCTGCCGCAGAGCGTGAGCGCATTCTCAAAGACTACAAAGCGGGCAAGATTCGGGCGCTGACCAGCCAGGGGGTTCTGACCACGGGTTTTGATGCTCCGCTCACTGACATGATTGCTCTGTTGCGCCCCACCAAGTCCCCCGGCCTGTACGTGCAGATTATGGGGCGGGGCCTGCGAATCAGCCCGGAGACTGGCAAGAGCAACTGCCTGGTACTGGATTACGCGGGTAATGTGGAACGGCACGGCCCCATCGACCGGATCAGCGTGGACAGTATCCGGAAAAAGCGCAAGGGCGAGCCAGGCGAAGCACCGATGAAAGAGTGCCCGGAGTGCAACAGCTTTGTGCTGGCCTTTACCAAAGACTGCCCCGACTGCGGTTACCAGTGGCCAGAGAAACCCCAGCACGAGGAGAGCGCCAGTAAGGCCGCAGTGCTTGCCAGCCAGATAGAGGCGGAGTGGCAGAATGTGGAAGACGTTCTTTACACCGTCCATCAGAAAAAGGACAAGCCGCCCTCGCTGCGGGTGACCTATCGCTGTGGCTTTGATTCCTATTCGGAATGGGTCTGCTTTGAGCACTCAGGCTTTGCCCAGAGCAAAGCGCAGATCTGGTGGTTTAACCGTGCCGGTTTTCAGGCTCCCTGCCCCCGCACAACGGCTGATGCCATAGACAAGATTGAACAGCAGGCCGTCCCCTTCCTGATACCCAGCCGAATACTGGTGCGACCTGAAGGCAAGTTCAACCGCATTGAAAACTACGACATGGCCAGCGTTGTCGGCACTCCCAGCGAGTGGAATGACAACCCGGCAGGCAAGCCAAAGATGGAACTGCAACCACCTATGGAGGTGGATGATTTCAGCGATGCAGAGGCAGCCTTCGGGGACTGGGATGATGAGGGTGACGGCATTGCCTGGGGGAGCGGTGATTTTACGGAAAGTGAAGCGGGGGAGACTCCGTTTTAGGGAGAACTGGTATGAATAATCACTGGATACCGACTCATAAGGCGCTGCCAGAGGCAGAGGACTCCTCTCTGGAAAACTGCCCCTTCTGCGGCACACCACCACGGTGGGATATGCCATCCATCACTTACTGTGAAAACGGCGAGTGCCCTATCAACGAAATTGAGATTGACAGAGAGACATGGAACAACAGGGCTCCCACCAAAAGAGCGGCCCCCTGTGAACACTACTGCGAGCAACATGCTTTCAATGCCGAGATCCGGAAGCTGAAGGCTCAGCTGACAGAATCCAGTAAGCGTTTAGAAAGCGATGAAGGGGCGGCATTGGCTGCGGCTGCTCCAGCGATGCTGGAGGCACTGAAACAAGCCCGCGATGATCTGATTATGCGGGCGGATGTGCGCGGTGAAGACACAGTGCAGCTCGGGTTTACAGCGTGGTACGACCTGAATGAAGCCATTGAAGCTGCAGAAGACACTACACCAAATGAATGCGACAACAACAGGAAGGAACAAGTATGAGTATTGAGTGGGATATTGAAGAGCTGGCTTACCGAGCCATGGGCAAGACAGAAGAAGAAACAGAGCAGGCCATCAATGATGGCGATATTGATGAAGCTCTTCATGGGAAGTACCAGGTCAGCTTTGAGCAGTTCTCAAAGATTGTTAAGGACCTTTTGCCGTTCACGCCTCAAGTGCAGGCCGGTATTACTGGTGAGCTCTTTCACGCCTTTGTTGATGTGAAGGCGCAGCGTGCGATTGTGAAAGGGCAGGTGAAGGAGAAGGTGGCATGACTCAGCAAGAATGGGATGCCATGAGCTAACGGGTGAGTTAATGAGCAAAGAAAATAATCCAAAATATACGCTGGATATTAAAGAGGCGTGCTGCCATCACTGCGGAAATGTTTGCGATTACGCTTGGGATGAAAACGCTAACTCGTACGTTTCCCTTTGTCACGGTGTCGGCTTTGACTACGAAAACAGCAATGGTGATATACAGAGCGAAGGCGATGGCTTGCGGTATATCAGTGATTGGAATGAGTGACACATAACTGATAGGCATGTGGGGCGGCACAGCCGTCCCAACAACACAGGATAGAATAATGAATCAAGAAGATTTGTTTGAGTGCCAAGCTCATAAAGAACAAAAAGAAAACAGACTATATACAAAGGAAGCCCATGCAAAATGGCAGGCTGAGCAAAATAAAAAGCATGATTTTGCTGCGCTGCTGAAGACCTACGATCTAAAAGGAGTCCTACCGTTTGTTATTGCATTCAAATTCGAGATAGATAGTCGCGATGCTTTTTTAGCAATGGATGTTGATGCTTGTTTTGATGAAACATTTATTGGATGGGATACTGCGTCAGTAAAACGTGCCCAGAAAATGATGAGCACCGAGGCCGTCTATTCTTCAGTATGACAGGTGTGGATTCAACTCCACACCTTCCCTGCCACCTATTTTCTATCTGGCTTAAAGTATGTCGCATGAGGGTATACGTGCTTTGAAGGCTTAGTCTCGATATAAGTCCAAGTGTCGGTATTCTGAATCATAATATCGTACAAGTGCATTCCCAAGATTTGATTGGGGTGAAAATCAGGTAGCTGCTCTCTAAACTGGCGGTGGAAATTATGAGAGCTACCCAACTCTGTAAGAAGTCTTCCAATCACCCGTTGAGAATCTACAAAAGGCCTCTTCTCTTTACGTATCTCCTCAACCTTCGCAACAAGACCTCCCTGAGCAATTTGATATAGCTCAGGAGAGTTTTCTTTGTAGTGGAAATAACCTTCCCAGTAGTCGGCAAGCGATTCCTTGTTCAGCTCACTCTTAACAGAAGTTCGATTGATATCAGTAATCATCTTCTCTCCATAAACAGCATGGAAGCACAGTAAGCACTCATGCAAACCAAGGCGGAGACTCAACATCCCCACCAATCAACAATTCACCAGAAGCCTGATCTATATCAAGAATCCGGGAAAGACCATTGTGAAAGTGCAGAATCATCCGAACACTGGACTCCTGCCGGAATATCTCAATACGCTTGAATGTCTGCTTCACCAGCTGGCGAACCTTCAGACGTGCGGCTTCATCCATAGCCAAGGCCGAAGCGGCGACTTCCTGCCACTGCTCCACCAGATCAGGACGATCGACGTGAGTGAGTGTCACCAGTTCTGATTCTGTTTTATCCAGCTCCACCTCCAAAGCCTTTTTCTCTTCTTCCATCTTCCTCAGCCGCTCCACCAGCGAAGAAGGAGGGTTGTCCAAAGCAATGAATTTATCAGCCAGGCTGTTGATATTTCTCGTCACCTTATCAATATCAGCCCGGATCACGCTGACACGGGTTTTCACTCCGCTGGCTTTATCATCCCCCTGAAGCATGGAGGACAGCTCCATTCGGTCGCTGCAGTAGTTCACCAGTGCCCGCTCAAAAATAACCACCTGCAAGCTCTTTGTGTTCTTGCACCGCTGCCCCGTCGTGGATTCGGCAGCACAGCGAATACGACGAAACCCATCAGACAGGTGGCCATCTTTCTTAGCCTTAAATGTATAATTCTGTGCGCTCATAACGTGCCCACAATGTCCGCAGTAGGCGACCTTCATACCGGTAAACAGACTTGGTATTTTTCTCTGACCTTTGGTGCTGGCCCTGTTATCAATCTCATGTTGCAGCGTGGCAAACTCCTCTCTTGTGAGAATCGCCGGATAATAGTTCTCTATGACGAACTTCTCACCATCCACTTCAAAGTCACGCTCACCTATCAAAACCCTGTTCCGCAGAACCTTGTGCCAATACTGCACGTACCAGCGTTTTTGTTTTTTGAATGTGGGGACGTTCTCATCGTTCAGGTAATGAATGATGCGATTAAAGCCCCAACCATCCCGATAGAGTGAAACAACAAGACGAACGATATCGACCCGATCAGGGACCAGCTCAAAGCCTGTTTTGTCTTTTTTGGGTTCACACCAGAGCGGATCGGCACCATTGCGAATGATCTTCCCGGATCCGTTTTCAATCCATCCGCGAATCTGGGACTTGATAGAATCCCGCACCCTGCGGCGCTTGGTTTCACTCTCCTCATTGGAGCGGACAAAGAGTAGCAGAGAATAAACAAGTTTCATCGGCTCCTTGCGAACGCTCTCCCGGTCGTACTCCTGACCGTCAATGGCAGTGACCACTTTCACACCGGCAACGATAATCTGGGTCAGTATGCCCTGAGCGATAATAGGCTCAGCCCGGCTGATTCTGTCCAGAGCCTCTACAATCAGAACCGATCCAGTGGGCACCCTTCCGGCCTCAACAGCAGCCAGGAACAAGCCAAACGCTCCCCGCTGGATGTGATGACTGTGGAAAGCGGACAACCCCTCATCTTTCATGGTGAGGGACTCATCCAGAACAAGATCATGCTCTGCGGCATAGACTCTGGCATAATCCGCCTGCCGCTTGGAGCTGTGACCTTTGGCCTGCTCCGGTGTACTGAATCGTATGTAACTGTAAACTCTGGATTTATTCAT